AGATCGGGCAGGTGAAGGAGCAGCTCGCCGAAGAGCGTCGCGCCCACCTGCCCGGCGTCGAGATCGCCAAGGGCAACGAGCGCGAGGCTTTCTCGCTCTCGCGTGCCTGCCGTGCGCTGGCCCGCAAGGACTTCAACGACGCGCCCTACGAGGCCGAGGTCTTCGCCAACATGAAGGCCAAGGCCATGAGCCAGGGCACCGACACGGCGGGCGGCTACATCGTCCCCGAGGAGGCGATCGCCCAGGTCATCGAGAAGCTGAAGGCTCAGGTCATCGCCTACGACCTCGGCGCTCGCGACATGGCCTGCACCGGCGTCCCCGTGACCATCCCGAAGCTGTCCACCGCCGCTACCGGCTACTGGGTGTCCGAGAACTCGACGATCACCCCGTCGGACCTCGGCTTCGAGCAGATCAACATGACTCCGAAGACCGTCGCCGGTCGGGTGATCCTGTCGAACCTGCTCCTTGAGACCTCGCAGCCTGCCGCTGACCAGATCATCGAGCAGGACCTGGCTCAGCAGCTCGGCCTCGCGGTCGATCTTGGCGTGCTCAACGGCTCGTCCGGCGGTGGCGCTGGCGAGCCGGTCGGCATCATCCAGACCTCGGGCGTCGGCACCTTCACGACCACGATGGACGCTTCGACCGCGCCTAGCGTGGACGAGCTGATGGATGCGATCGACGACCTGAGCACTAACAACGCCCTGCGCGGCAAGCTCGGCTGGGCCATGCACCCGCTCGCCCTGTCGAAGTGCCGCCAGATCCTTGAGAACGGTGGCGGTACCTACATCCCCATCGCTCCGGTCAACACCACGACCGGCTTCGCGGACACGCTGTTCGGCTACCCGATCCGCACCTCGACCCAACTCCCGACCGTCGCGTCGGGCTCGAACTCGATCATCTTCGGCAACTGGGACGACGTGATGATCGCCCGCTGGGGCGGGATGCGCCTCCTGGCGTCCGACACCTCGGACGACGCCTTCTCGAAGGACCAGACGCACATCCGCGCCACGATGCGGGTGGACGTCGCCGTCCGTCACGCCGAGTCCTTCACCTACAGCGTCTAGCACGCAGGAGTCTGACCCATGAGTCTCTCTGATGTCGCGGCTTTCAAGGCTGAACTGAGCCATAAGGCCGACAGCTACGCCATTGGCACCCACCTGTCTGGCGCTATCGACACGGCTGGTTTCCACCAAGCCCTGATCGTGTACAACGCGGGCACCTCGGCGGCTACCGGTACCACCGACATTACCGTTACGGCGGCTACTACCTCCGGCGGTAGCTACTCGGCGGTGACCGGAGCGGCCTTTGATCAGGTGACGACGGCCAACCATGAGGCGGTCTATGTCGGTCGAGTCAACCTGACCGGCACCGATCGTTACCTCAAGGTGTCCGCTGTTCAGAACACGGCTGCGGCGGAGTTCGCCGTGACTGTGATCCTGACCCCGTACTACACGGGCGACGGCTCGACCTTCTCCTTCGAGGTCTGATCCATCGGGGGGAGGGCGAGCTTGGGAAGCGACTCGCCCTCCCCCTCCACCATCGCCTCTACCTCATTTATGGCGCTAGACGACTTCTACACCCGGCTGAGCCTCGGCCAGCTCTTCAAGGATGACGAGTGGGTTGACGGCGAGCACTTCTCCGACGCGGTGGACACGACGGGCTTTCACCAGGCCCTTGTTCTGCTGAACGTCGGAACGGTCGGGCGCTCCGGGGCGATCCAGTGCCACATTGACGAGTCCGCCGATGCGGGCTCAAGCGACCCGTGGACCGAGGTTCCGGGCAGCGACTTCCCGACGATCAACGAGAACAACGACGACAGCGCCTTTATGGGCCGCGTCCTTCTCGGAGCTCGCAAGCGTTACATCCGCTTCCACTTGACGCTCACCGGGCACGACAGCTTCCTCGGAGGTATCATCCTCCTGGACCCCTACGACACGAGCAACTCCACGGACTTCGCCTACGGCATCTGAGCCGAGCACAACACCACAACCGATCATGGCCGTCCTCGACCTCGGAAACGCCGTCGCCATCGCCGCCTTCCACCCGGCGGGCTCTTACACCGCGACCCGAAACGGCGAGGCGGTGGACACCGCGAACTTCGCCTATGCGGCCATCGTCATCAACTGCGGCACGCTCGGCGCTGGCGCGAACGTGGTGACGTTCCACGTCGAGCACTCGGAGACGAGCGGCGGCGTCTACACTGCGTGCAAGCAGCTCAACTCGACCGACGACGCGAGCCTCGGCCCGTTCCGTGACACCAACGCGGGCGATGAGATGCGCCTGATCCGCGTGGACCTCAACAACACCAAGCGATTCCTCCGGGTTCGCGTCGAGCATGGCGGAGCTACGGCGCTGTTCTACAGCGTCTCGGCGGTCCTCATGCCGTACCAGACCGACGCGGCCTCGCCCGCCACCGGATCGGCTTCCTCGCCCAACATCGAGATCTAGGAGATCAACCCCATGAAGTACCGAGTTCGCAAGGGTCACACCCTCTACTACCCCGATGGCACCGTGCGCGGCGAGCGCGGCTACGTCATCAGCGCCCTTGTGCCCGACGAGCGGGCGACCCTCGAGCGCCAAGGCGAGGCCCTCGAGCCGACCGAGCGCCAGGCCAAGCCCGACGCCTACGATGCCGGGAAGCTCGCGCAGGAGTACGGTGAGGCCCCTGCTCCCCCCGCTGCCGACGACTGGGGCGGCCTCGAGGGCGAGATCCTCGCCCTGCTCGACGAGATCATGCCCGACGAGGAGGAGGAGAAGCCCAAGGCCAAGAAGAAGGCCAGCAAGAAGAAGGCAGCGAAGAAGAAGGGCATCCTCGACCGATTCAAGAAGGAGGAGGAGTGATGGCGGTCTATAGGGTCCGCGAGGGCTGCACCGTCTACTGGCCGGACGGTACGGTCCGAGCCGAGTCCGGCGAGTACTTCGACGGCTTCGACACCGAGGGGAAGCCGAGCGCCAACGCGCTCGCGTCCACGATGCTCTTCAACGAGCGCGAGAAGTACTACCCGGAGTCGGGTTCGCCCGTTCTCCGTTCGGCCTCTCCGGTGATCCTCGACTATCTGGAGAAGATCCAGGCGCAGCCGACGCTCGAGGCCGAAGAGACTCTGGCGGCGGCGACGAAGAAGAAGACCAAGAAGAGCACCGCCAAGCTCGAGCGCCTGGCGGATCCCGAGGAGTAGATGGACGCCACCACGGTCGCTCGGGTCAAGGCCCTGCTGGACATCACCGGATCGAGCCAGGACGCGGTCCTGGGGACGATGGTGTCTGCCGTGTCGAAGCGAATCGAGGCGTACCTGGACCGACCGCTCCAGCTCACCGCGAGGACGGAGACGTACTCGATCAAGCCGCGCCAGGACCGGATCTACCTCCGGGCCTACCCGGTCACCTCCATCGCCTCGGTGAAGATCGCCCTGGACTGGAACTTCGGGGCGGTCACGGCGACGAGCTCGAACGACTACCACGTCATCGCGGACAACGGCACGCTGCACTTCACCTTCTACCCGGTGCGGAACTGGCTGGACGACAACTACAAGACCGCGCCGGACGTGATCCAGGTCATCTACACGGCGGGCTTCGCTGCCGACACGGCGACGCTGATCAGCGACTATCCCGATATCGCGATGGCTGCTGATCTCCAGACGGTCGCGATGTGGCGTCGACGCGACACGCCGCAGGGGAACAACATCAACACCGGGGGATCGTCCATCCAGTACGAGCGCCCCCTCAACCTCGTGCCCGACGTGATCGAGGCCCTGAGCCCGTATCGTCGCCTCCGCTTCGCCGCCAATGGCTGACCGATTCCGAGGCAACGGCTGGGAGATCGTCGCGGACGACGATGGGCTCAAGATGCTCGGCAAGGCCACGCCGAGGCTCGAGCGGCAGTTCGGCCTCGCGTTCCGCGACATCGCTCAGGACATCCCGGCGAAGATCGTGCGCCGAATGACCGACTACTCGCCGGGCAAGCGGGCCGCTAAGTCCCCGATCCAGGTCCGAACGGGTCGGCTTGCTCGCACCGTTCGCGGCTTCAAGAAAGGCGAACGATTGCGCGACCTCCGCACGGTGATCGTCGCGGGTGGCGGCGACGTGAAGTACGCGGCGCTCCAGGAGTACGGCGGGGTCGTTCGGCCTGTCCGCAAGAAGTGGCTCCGCGTGCCGCTGCCTGAGATCCTCACGCCTGCTGGTGACGTGAAGGGTGACTACGAGATCGTGGAGCGGGCCGGTCGCTACATGACCGCAGGCGGCCTCGAGACCTACATCAGCGGGCGGGCGATCATGGTGGACAAGGGCGGCAAGCCGACCCCGATCTGGGCGTTGGTCAAGTCGGTCACGATCCCGCCGAGGCTCGGGATGGGTTCAACGATCGACGGCAGCGGGGACGAGATCCGCTCCCGGTTCATCGAGGCGATCAGGAGGTCGCTGGAGTCGTGACGCACGCCTCGGTGGACACCTGGGACGTCCTGGTGAGCTTCCCGCAGGGGATGCTCCTGGACCGCCGTGGCAAGATCGCGCCCCTGGACTCGCCGCTGATCCACCGACGGCAGACCATGAGTTCTACAGGGCCGAACGGCCAGCAGGCGCTTCGGATGTGGTCGCTGAACCTCCGCAACCTGACGCCCGACGACTACACGAAGCTCGTGGCGCTGATCGACTCCTCGGCGATGGGGTGCGAGCCTATCGACATCACGATCCGAGGCTTCGAGCTGGCGGGCGGCACTTCGGAGACGGTCCAGGTGCGGATCCTGAACGAGCGGGTGAATGTGCGCGCCGAGTCTCCGGTGCGCTTCATCGTGGACATCGAGCTCGAGGAGTTCCTCCATGCCCCCTAGCGGTGATCCGGTCAAGGAGGCGATCCTCCAGAACGTCGAGACGACGCTGGCGGCGATCGTGTCGGGCGCGGACTACTACACCGACGTCGCGCTGGTGACTCGGATCGGGACCGTGCCGATCGAGCTCAAGGAGTACCCGGCCATTGTGATCACGCCGCTGGGCACCGAGTACGACCAGCCCGGTGCCGCGACCACTCTGGCGATCCACGGCAACTACCGCTTGCGGCTGACGCTCGTGGTCCGCACCCGTACCGACGCCGTCCAGGCGCTCGAGAACTTCATCCGAGACGTGCACAAGGCGCTACTGGTGGACATCACCCGAGGGGGCCGTGCGCTGAATACTCGTATGATGTCCGACGAGGTCTACTACCCGACCCAGATCGAGGAGCCGGTCGCTATCGCTGACTGCACGGTACTCGTCGCCTACCGAACCTTCCGCACCGACCTCAACACCGCCACCTGAGCGAATCCCGTCATGGTCTACCGCAACTTCGACCGCCTCCTCTTCGCCGCCTCGGAAGGCACTCCGGGTACGGCGGCCACGATCACCACCTCGACGGACTTCTTCGAGGTCATCGAGCCGCAGTACACGGTGACTCCGCTGATGTTCGAGCGGCCGCTCAAGTCGCAGTCTTTCACCAAGCAGGTGCAGACGGTGCCCGGCACGGGCAAGGGCGGCGCCACGAACCCGGTCGCCACGGTCGAGTTCAGCTTCGGGATGGAGCTCGCCGGGCCCGGGTCGGCAGTCACCTCGGGCACTGCTCCCAAGATGGGAACGCTCTTCAAGGCGTGCGGCCTTTCGGAGATCCCCTCCTACTACTACGCGGTCACGGGCACCACCTACAGCGGCGGTCCCTTCTACCACCTGGAAGGAATCGAGGGCTCGGCCGGTGTTTATTCGACTCCCGACGCCAAGTCGCTCGGGTGCAACGCCTACGGGGACACGGAGCTCTGGGCCTTCCAGGCTTCCTCGCTCGGCGCGACGACGATCAAGTCCCAGCACTCCGGGGCGACGGCCACCGCGACCGGCCTGTCCGCGACGCAGTTCGGGGTTGCCTATGTTCCGAACACCGCAGCGACGGACCAGCAGGCGAACACCACCGTCACGATGCGCCTCTACCTCGGCGGCACCTATGTCGAGGCGGTCGGCTGCAAGGGCACCTTCGAGATCGCGTTCACGCACGGCGATCGGGCGGTGATCAACTTCACCTTCCAGGGCTACCTCAACTCCGTGACGGACGCGGCGAACCCGAGCAACCACATCTACACCGCCGAGGTTCCGCCCGCTTGGATCAACACCGGCCTCGGCGTCGGCGACGACACGGGCACGACCGCGCTCTGGAGCGGATCGCTGTTCAACTCGATGACCTTCACGCTCGGCAACGAGATGACGGTCCGCGAGAATACGAACGCGATCAAGGGCTTCCAGCACGCGATCATCACCGACCGCAACCCCCAGCTCACTTGGAACCCCGACGCGGTCGTCGCTTCGGGCAACTACGACATCTGGGATACCTTCCTCGCCGGGCAGCCGATGCGGATGCGCTGGTCGCTCGGCACTGCGGTAGGGAACCGAGTGGACTTCCGCGTGACCTCGGCCCAGTTCACGGGCGTCGCCGACACCGACCGCGACACCGTGACCGTCTACGACACGACCACCCAGCTCACCGGCGGCTCGTTCGGCTCCTCGCTCATCACGGCGGCAGGTGATCCGTCGTCGAGCAAGATGGGCACCGACAACGAGTTCGTCATCATGTTCCGCTGACCCATCCAAAAGGAGGACACCCATGCCGATCGCTCTGAACCCCAAGTCCACTTTCGCCTATGTGCTCGAGTGCGACCGCGACCTCCCGACGGAGGAGCAGACGATCTTTCACCTGCGCGGCCTGACCGTGAGCGAGGAGGCGTCCGTCTCGGACTCCATGATCCTCGCTCACGGCGGCTCCAACGACCTGACCTTCCGGGCGGGCACGCACCAGCTCACGGTGCTCCGCTTCGGCCTTCGCGGCTGGGACAACCTGCGCGATGGCGATGGGGCCGAGGTGCCGTTCGAGCAGACGAAGGGCCACCCGCGCCACATCACCGACGAGTGCCTGGACCGGCTCGAGGGCAAGTGGCGTCAGGAGCTCGTGAACGCGATCCTCGAGCGCGGCCAGGTCACGGCAGCCGAGGGAAACTGATCCGGGCAGCGGTGGCGCGGATCTGGGGGCCGGACACGCACGCCTATCTCGGCAAGCGGTTCCCCGACTGCACGCGCTGTCGGCTGCCCCAGCACGAGGGCGACCGGATCCGGTGGGGTTGCGATGCTCCGTCGGATCGTCCGGTGTTCGAGGTCGGCTGCGGGACCTGCTACGGCAGGGACTTCGCTTGCGAGCGATGTGGCGGGCTGGGGCGGATCGAGCTCTACCGCTGCCCGACGGCGGTATTGTCGGAGGCTCCCCCGCTGGAGCGCGTACAGGTTGACCTCCTCATGAGGGCCTATCTGGCGATGGATCGCCGGAATGTGCTACCTGTGGACGGTGGCTTCATCGAGCAGTCCAGGAGCTACCTTCAAGCGTGTGAGATCATCGACGCGGAGCGTGCCCGATACGAGGAGATGAAGGAGGCCAAGCGAGAACGAGAACGCCAAGCCGAGAAGGCGAGGGCGAACGCCAAGAGGTCGCGACATGGCCGGTAACGAAGTCAGCTACACGATCAGGCTCCGCGATCAGATGAGCGCGGCGCTAAAGCGCATGGGCCTCTCGGTCGATGGGCTTCGGAATCGTCTCTCGAAGGGCCTTGCGGGCGGCCTGGCGGCCGCCTCGAAGGCGATGAAGGGCATGACGATCGCCGCTGGTTCGGTGATCACGGCAGCGACCGGCGTGGGCTACGCGGCGGTCCGCATGGGCCAGTCCTTCCTCGAAGCGGCCTCCAAGCTCGAGGACACGCAGGCGAAGTTCGGCGTGGTCTTCCAGGGCATCGAGGACGAGGCGACCGAGATGGCGGCGACGATGGCCGAGCAACTCGGCTACGGCGAGGGGAGCATTATGGGAATGATGGCGACCCTCCAGGACACGCTCGTCCCGATGGGATTCGCCAGAGATGAGGCGGCAGAGTTCAGCGGTGCGCTGACGAGTCTCGCCGCCGACCTCGCCTCATTCAACCCCGGCATCCGCGACGCGGAGCAGGCCGTCGGGATGCTCCAGAGTGTCCTCGTCGGCATGAACCGATCCGCGCTCAACTTCGGCGTGGTGATCAACGAGGACAAGATTGCCGCCGAAGCCCTTGCGCTGGGACTCGGTGACGTGAACGGCGAGCTGACCGATCAGGAAAAGGTCATGGCCCGCGTGTCGCTCTTGATGAAGGGCACCGCCGACGCGCAGGGCGACGCGATCCGCACCGCCGATAGCTACAAGAACTCGACGCGGGCGCTGAACGAAGCGATCACCGATCTGCGGGAGGAGATCGGAGCGCGGCTCAAGACGGAGCTCGAGGGCGCGGTCCGAAGTATCGGCGGCGTGGACGTGATCATCAACGCCGCTCGAGTCTCGTTCGAGTTCTTCGCTGCGGTCCTCACCGACCTCATTATCCCGACGGCGGCCAACCTCTTGACGAACTTCGCCAAGTTCGTCGAGTCGATGGGCGGCGTCGATGCTGCCGTGGTCGGCGTCTCCGAGGTCGTCGCGCTCATGGGCAAGACCTTCAAGGTCATGTGGGACACGGTGAAGGTGGTGCTCTACCTCTTCGAGCAGGGCCTTGATGTCGTGGTCTTCACGGTCAAGAGCGCGTGGGAGGTCGTGAAGCTGCTGACGGGCCTGATCGGTCTCGGCCTCGTCGGTGCGTTCCAGCTTGCGTTTGAGGCGTCGGCTCTTTTCGTCAAGGGCCTCAACATCGCGAGCACCTTCGTCAAGGACGCCGTCATCACCGTTTTCCAGGCACTTATCAGCACCATCGCCGACGTTGTCGGTGGCATCGGCGACGCGATGGTCAGCCTCGGAGAGTTCGCGATCGTGCCGGACTTCATCCGCGACGCTGGGCAAGCGGCCAAGGATGCAGCGGCAGGGATGCGCGAGTTCTCTGCGTCTGCCGACGACCTGCGCGGTCCTAGCGGGATCCTGGAGGGCATGGAATGGGCGCTGGAGCAGTTCGGCGAGAAGCTCGAGCCCACCCAGGAGATGCTCCGAGGCTTCATCGCGGAGACGTACGGCAACCTCCAGCAGGTCGGCACCGAGTTCGTCGATGCCATCGTGGAGGATGTCCCCGCGATTCAGAGCCTGTTCCAGGAGATCCAACAAGGCGCGGCGGGCATCGGCACCGACTACGATGCGCTCGCCGAGAAGGTCGGAGCCGCGCTTCAAGGGCTCCAGGACATCCAGATCACGACTCCCGAGCAGGCTGATCAGGTCGCCGCGTTGGCAGACCACCTTGAGCGCCTGAACGTCCAGCTCGAGAAGACCGCGACGCTCCAGCCTGAGGTGACGCAGACCAGCTTCGGAGTCTCCGAAGCCTTCTCGACGGTTGGCGAGGCGGCCTACAACTTCGCGGAGAACCAGCTCCCGTCGATGCAGGAATCCCTCGTCAACATCACCGAGGGGGCCATTGCCAACTTCGCCAACGGCCTGACCAACGCCTTCATGTCGGTCATCGACGGCAGCGCCTCGGCGGGCGAGGCGTTCACGAAGTTCGCCGCGCAGTTCCTCCTCCAGATTACGTCCATGATCATCCAGGCGCTGATCTTCCGAGCGATCCGAGGCGCTATGGGTATCCCCTTGGCGGACGGCGGCGTGATCAGCGGCGGCACGGGCGACATGGTCGCGCTTGCCAACGGCGGAACCCTGGACGGCGGCCTCGGTCGCCTCATGCCGGTCAAGGGATACGCGACCGGCGGCCCGATCGTGGATAAGCCGCACGTCGCGCTTATCGGCGAGGGTAAGCACAACGAGGCGGTGGTGCCGCTGCCGGATGGCCGCTCGATCCCCGTCGACCTCCAAGGCGCACCGGAGACGCAGGTGAATATCAGCATCGACGCGGTGGACGGTCAGAGCGTGGATCGCCTCCTCTACGACCGGAGCAGCACCCTTCGCTCGATCATCACGCAGGCGCTTCAAGAGTCGCGCACCTTCCGAGGCGCTGTCGCGAGGGCATGACCGATGCCGCAGCTTCTCCCGAAGGACGACAGCTTCGCCGCACCCGACTGGGGCAACTCCACGGTCGGGGCCGCTCAAAGCGCCTGCACGCCCTACCACTTCTTCTACAACGCCTGGAACCCCTCCGACTCGCTGTGGGCTGGTGCCAGCGAGTACTCCGACTGTCCGTTCCGCATCGGTGGGCCGCTGGAGTGCTCGCCGTTCTGCGTCCTCTACAGTCCGAACCCAGGAGCGATCGCGGACGCCATGCCGGTCCACATGACCGACATCGTGCTCGAGGCGCAGGACAAGCGGCGCGGATTCGTGTGCCGCGAGGAGGACAGCTTCGATCACGACGGGCTGTCCGTCGAGGTCTTGTGGGGCCTCGCCAGCATCGGAGCCAGCACCAGCGGCGCGGAGAATCAAGGCAGCGGGGGCACCGGGAGTAGCCGTACCGCCGTTCGCAAGTTCCCGACGACGGACAACAGCGGCAGCTCCGCCCTCGACAATCTCGGGCTCGGCTACAACGCAGAGGGCAACACCGACGGCTTCGTCAACATCAACCCGCAGCGCACTCCTGGCCCTGACGGCTGGGCGGGATGCGCGGTGGCGTTCCGGGTCGGAGGCGGTCGCCCCTCGCTTCGGGCCTCTGATGTGGTGGCCGACTTCGACTCGGACTGGAGCTTCCGCCGTGTCGATGCGTACATCCTCGCCGCCTATCCGCAGGCAGGCGCTACCGGCGCTCTCGTCGTGGACGTGTGGCGGCTCAACTGCGACGCATCGAACCAGGTCTCTCCGACGCTCCTGGTCCGGCAGGTGATCTCGAACGGACTCACCAACTGGAAGAAGCTGCAACCCTACTACCTCCGCGCTGAGGTCGAGAACTCAGGCGGCGACGTGGACATCACCGCGTACATCGGCAACTACGACGACGGCGGATCAACCGGCGAGAAGCAGCTCTTCCGCGCTGGCGTGTTCACGAGCTCGACGATCAGCGTCGGCCCGAGCGGTGACGGCGCGGTAGCCACGGGCACCGGAGTCGTGACGGACTCGGGGACCGCGAAGATCACGGCCTACACCGACAAGACGATCGGCGTGGTGATGAGCCGCGACCGCGTGCAGGAACTCAGCGGGCTCATCGGCGGCGGCACGCAGACCCAGGCGCTCATCGAGGGCCTCTACCGCATCACGGCGAAGCGCACCGATACGGGAGCGGAGATCTTCAACGACCTCTTCGAGCGCGTCCCGTTCGCGGACCCGCAGTCGACGAACATCGACGAGACGGTCAACGGCCTCTTCTCGACGGGCATCCGCCAGATGGGGCTGTTCCTGCACGACTCGAACGCATCCAACCTCGGGCTGAGCAGCAGCTACCGAGATCGGCAGTTGCTGTGGACCTCTTCCAATACCAACACCACCGCTCCGAACGACTACCTACAGGGCGAGTATATCAACAACCCGCCCGGATCTACCGCCTCTGGATATCTGCGGCGGATGTTCTTCCACAAGAGGCCGACCGACTACCGCTACAACCACTACAGGCAGGTGGAGTTCAAGGGTGCTGAAGACCTCGGCCCGGCCACCGGCACGCTCGGCAGCTTCCAGTACTTCCTCTTCGCTCGAGGTCAGGCCACGCAGTTCTCGCATGAAGGAATCGGTATGGCCGTCGCCTGCATCACGGACGGTAGTAACAACCAGATCGTGACCAACGTGCAGATCGGTCGGATGTACGGCCAGTACAACACGACTTTCGGAGTGTTCTCAAACACCATCGCCACCGAGATCCTCCAAGGATCGGGCGACCCCGTTCCCTCTGGGTGGGACATCCCCGGAGTGTGGAATGAGATGGCCCTCAAGGTCGAGCGGTACGACGAGGGCAGCGACCCGAACGCTCCCGCGTACATCACTGCCTACTGGAACGGCTCGCCGATCACCTTCTCGCAGCTCGGCAACGGAGTCACGCAAGACGGATCGGGAGTCATCACCTACCCGAGCGTGCCCGCGAATCAGTCGGAGGGAAGGACCGAGGGCTTCGGCTACTACCACATCCAAACCGTCGTGTGGAATGGCTCGGTTTGGTATCGGAGCTTCCCGCAGTTCCGCAACTGGGTAGACCTCGGTGCTACGCCGGACCCTGGCACGCCCGGCCCGGATCAAGGCGCGACGATCCCCGTGCTCGGCGAGGGGAGCCCCACGACCTACCTCAAGAACGTCGTGGACATCGACTGGCAGCTCGAGGTCGAGTTCCTCTACCCGCGCTACACCGCGAACTTCGAGAGCGGGCACCGCTACACCTCGCCGCAGTTCGGTCGCAAGCGCCGCGTGATCATGGCGCGTGCCGACAACATCGACAAGACGACCTACGACGCCCTGGTGGCGTTCTACAACGCCAGGAGCGGCGTGCAGGAGCCGTTCTACTTCAACTACCCGATCCCGGCGGCGATCAACACGAACGCGCTCGAGGAGATCGTGGTGTGCTTCACCTCGACGGGGCTCCAGGCGAAGCGCATGGCCGAGGGCGTCTACTCGGTCGAGCTTGAGATGGTGGAGGTCTTCGTCTAATGCCGCTGCCGCACTTCCCGCCGTCGATCCTCCAAGAGAAGAACCAGCTCGCGACGCTCGAGCGGTTCATCTGGCTCTACGACATCGCGGTCCCGAGCAGCCCGAGCACGACGGTCTATCGTCTAACGAAGCAGCCCGAGGCCATCGAGTTCGGAGGCTTCACCTACTCGCCGTTCCCGATCTCGCACAGCACCGTCACCCGCGACAACACCGGCGACCTGCCGACCACCTCCCTGACCGTCTCGAACATGACGCGGGAGATCATCGCGACGCTGGAGAACTACGACGGGCTCGTCGGCCAGCGAGTGCGGATCATGCTCACCCACTCGCTCCTCTTGGCCGGTGGTGGCATCGTTCTCGCCGAGGAGGACTTCGAGGTGATCAACTCATCCGCGACGGCGGACAGCGTCACCCTCCAGCTCGGCACGATGAACCTGTTCGACTCGCGGGTCCCCAAGAACCGAATGACCCGCTACCACTGCCGCCACCAGTACCAGAGCGCGGCTTGCGGCTACAGCTTGGACCCGGCCTCTCCGTCATACCTCGCCACTTGCGACAAGTCGCTCTACGGCCTCAACGGCTGCGTCGTGCACGGCCAGAGCTACACCGACGCAGGCGAGACGCCGATTCACCCGGACCGTTTCGGCGGTTTCCCGGGCATCCCGATCCCGCTGACGGGGGGCGGCATTTGATGGTCGTCGAATACGAAGACCTGCTGGGCGTGCCCTACAAGCTGCACGGGGTACTCCCGGAGGGCCTCGACTGCTCGACGCTCTGGGAGGAGATTCAACGCCGCATGGGAAACACTCCTCCCCCCACCTCGCCGTTCCGATGCGCGGCATCTTCCGGCGAGTTCGGGGAGTTCGAGAACTACCTCGTGGAGACGGCGAGCCGCTTCGAGTGCCTCGGGTACTCCGTCGGCAAGGCGACGCGCTGCGGCGACTTCGTCCTCCTCAAGGGGGGCGCGTGCGGCGTTGGGCGCGGGCTCATCACGCTCGTCGATCCGTCCTCCGGTCTCTTCCTCTCCAGCCTTCCCCGCACCGGCGTGACTGCCCTGACCCGCGACAAGGTGCTCCGGGCCTGGGGCCGTGACGTCCTTGCCGCCTACCGCTTCCTCGAATGATGCTCGTCACCCGCGTCGTCACGCCGAACGTCTTCGAGCCCTTCGAGCGGCAGATTGAGACGGTCTACTTCAACCGAGAAGGGCCGGTCGCGC